CCGACCTGGTCATCGGCGACCCGACCATGTACCCCGACCCGACCCCGACTGATCCCGATCAAAGACCCGACCAACCCCGACCAGTCTGGCCCCGACCAAAGACAAGGAACCACGGTTCCGGTTTCAGAACCCAAACTCACAGTTCGCAAACCGTGTTTAACTAACTCCCGACCATGGTCCCCCCCAAACAAATATAGGTTAGGGGAAGAGAGGGGGTGGGCTAGGAAAAAACTTACCCCTCCTGATTTATAATAGGCGTAATTCCAAGCAACTTGATGGGATGAGATATTTAATCGGTTAGTTTTTGTTACTTTGAGTTCTATCCAAAAAGAACAACCCTCCGCACAAACATGTACATCAGGGATACCTCCCCCATAACGATTTTCAATCCGTGTTGTGTTCCAGTGCGGGGGGATCTTTTCTTTCAATTTGTTCCACAGTAATGTCTCTTGCTTTTGCGCCATTCACTACCTCGTAATCAGCATCTATAAACACACTAGGATGATTCTGTCGAAGTTCTGCCAAACGTTTTTCAATTTCTTCACGACTCATGTTTTCAATTGCATGAAAATGATTTGTCTCACGTCTATCAACAGTAAGACCACCCAAAGCCGATCTGGTTTTCTCTGCATTGATTGCTGCCGAAAAATGTCCAGCCTCTTCCGCACCTATAGATAGTTCACTCAGTCTTTTGAGTTGGCCTAAAAGAGTGACCCCGTATTTGCGTTCTCTATCTTCCCTCAACTCTGAAATGTATTCAGCAACATGTGGGAAGAACTTTGAATCCAGAAGTTTATGCGCTTGAATTTTAGCGCAGTCAGTTGCGTAACCAGCAAGTCTGGCACACTCCGCATTTGAGTGAGTGCCATCAACATAATGCCTGGAAAATTCCCTTTGCCGATTTGTTAGTTTCCGGCCATGGGCCTCTTCAATTTCAGAAGCTTTGTTTTCTAATCGTCTTCCCATACCTGCATCCTATATAGGAGCGATTTCAAAATCCAGTACCTGTTTATGATTTTTCAACTTTCGCACGAACGAAGAAGTGCCACGAAACGTATACCTTCTGCCGTAAGTGCCACGAGCAATGCCACGAGTTGAAATCGCTGTAATTGTTAGTGGTCAATGGTTACAGCGTATCTATTTTTGGTTCGTGACACTTTGACACTTTTTTTGTTAAAAAACTGAAAAAAAAAAACTTTTTTTTCAAATCGCTCCTATATAGGTATAACTTGACCCTCTCCCATGATTAATGGTACTTTATTTATAGAAAGGAGAACTGGAATGATTACCTCTTTTGAAAAGTCCAACTTAGCCGACATCAGGTCGGCTATCAACACGTCCTTGAATGATGTAGCTGATCACTTCGGCATTACTTTGGAAATCGGGAACATCTCATTCCAAGGCAATCGTTTCACTACCAAGATTACAGCGAACACCGTTAGCGAAGATGGTGTTGTTCAGACACGTGAGCGTGAAGACTTCACCAGATACGCTCAGTCCTTATGCGACCTTAATCCAGATTGGCTGGACGACAGTTTCACCCATAGGGGTCTCACCTACAAAATCACGGGTTTAAAAACCAAAGCCAGTAAAAACAAAATCATGTTAGAATGTTCTGATGGCACTAAGCGGGTCGCACCAGCGACTTTTGTCAAGCGTATGATGGAAAAGGGTTAATGGATATTTTCGTGTGCGCCAAGTTTGGGAAGATTGAGGTTTGGCATGATGATGTACAGGTTGCCAGAACGAGAGACCCCAAGGTTATCGCCAATGCACTGGAGGTGGGGGAAAGCCCCCGCCTCTTTTTGCAATCGTCCATGGACTTCGCAGACGAGTATGGTTTTGCCAAGCGGAGTGGAGCGATGAAGATTTTCAATCAAGCAAGAAGGGAAAAGTCATGATAGAAAGGGTTTACAAAACCGAATGGCACATCACTGATGATTGCCCTGAGTGCGACGGCATGGGGTGGTTTGAATCTGCAATTTCACCTTGGTCTGGTGATACGTCTTGCCCAGTATGCGACGGCACTGGCAAATACATTTACATTGAAACGTGTCATGAAAATGAGGAGAGTGTCAGGGCAGATTATCCCAATGGGAAAATTGAAAAGAGAGTAAGGGAGGTAGGACATGAAAAATCACGTTGTCTCATTGTATGATTACACGGGCGAGGCACTTCGGCCATGGGCGGAAGCTGGATACGATTGTTACGCTTACGACATCCAGCACGATCCTTTTGTAGGAACAGGCGAGATATACCGCATGATTGAAGGGATTAAGTATGTCCGTGCCGACCTGTATGACAACAACCAGCTTCTTGAAATTGTCGCACGGCACAGCAACAAGGCCGTGTTCATGTCGGCCTTTCCCCCATGCACCGACCTCAGTTCTGCTGGGGCGCGGTGGTGGAAAGACAAAGAGAAAAAAGATCCCCACTTTCAGCAAACCGCAACAGACCATGTCATGGCATGTTCCTTGGTTGGTCGCTCTTTGGGCGCCCCCTTCTATATAGAAAATCCGGTAGGAGCGTTAAGCCGATTGTGGAGGAAGTACGATCACTCATTTCACCCATGCGATTATGGTGGGTATTTACCAGAAGACGATGTGCATCCAGAATGGCCAGATTACATTTCGCCACGTGACGCATACCGAAAGCGCACTTGCCTGTGGACAGGGTGCAATTTTGAAATGCCAAAACCAATCCCTGTTGAACACGTTACGGTGACACATGTGCGTAAAGACCCAAAGAAGTCGCCACGTGACTCACTTGTTCATGCAAGGACGGGTGGCAAATCACTCAAGACCAAGAACATCAGGTCGGCTACCCCACGGGGGTTTGCCAAAGCGGTTTTCTTGGCTAACGCCCCGTATTCTTGGGGAACAAAGGTAGTGGATGGAACTACTTTATCGACCAAGCACTATGGTATCAACGGTGTCCTATATGTTGAAGATAATTTCACAAGCGCACTTTATTAAGAGAGGAGAAAGCGTATGCCTAATCATGTGAGCAATGAATTGACAGTGGACGGTGCAACGAAGGAAGTGAACCGTTTTCTGAAATACATGGGTGACGGCTTTGACTTTGAAAAGGTCATCCCCATGCCCGACAACATCTACCGCGATGACGTAAGTTCAGAAGACAAAGAACGTCTGGCGAAAGAAGGCGTCCCCAACTGGTATGACTGGTGTTGTGAAAACTGGGACACCAAGTGGAACGCCTACAACGTGGAACGACAAATCGGGACGCACAAACACGTTGGTGGGAAATACGTCACGTACAATTTTGACACGGCATGGTCCCCCCCTGAGAAGATCGTTGAGAAACTCAGGAAAGACTGGCCACAATTAGACATCCACGGCGGATATGTAGGAGAATGTTATGAATTCTGCGACCAATTCTAAGATGACAACAGCATGGTCTTCGGACGGTAAAAGAGTGGTTCCCCTTGAGGGGCCACTCAAGGCGCGAACCTTGGTGCATAATCCATTCATCTTGGCAGCGGAGGAAGAGAAAGGTTACAAGCTTTTCCTCAACATGCTGAAATCAATGCACTGTGTATTGGATGTCGCAGTGTTGAGCGGCGTGTTTGCAGATGAGAGTGAAGGTCTCAGGTTTCGTACAGATCCATTCCAGTGGTTTTTAGATAACCAAGGAGACAAAGCCCGGAGGATTTACAAGCTTGTGATGAACAGACAATGACCTTTGATTTTACTCTGTTGGTCTGGATTGGGGAACTTCTCGTAAATCTGATCCAGATTATTTGATGCTCAGAACTCTGGATTTGTTTTCTGGTATCGGTGGCTTCGCGCTTGGTCTCGAGGCCACCGGCTTTTTTCGCACGACCTGTTTTGTTGAGTTGGAACCTTACTGCCGCCTGGTGCTAAAATCCCATTGGCCGCGAACCCAGATCTTAGGAGATATAAAGAATGTCACCCGACCCGACCTCCCCGACCCCGACCCGAATGTGGCCGACACCACGGGTGTCCAGCGCAAACGGAGTGGCGCAAAGCGAAGTAGACAAGGGAGATCCGAAGAGGCGTCTGGAGGTTACCGTTCAAGTAGAGCAGCCGCAAACTACTGGGAAATTGAACCCCAAGTGGGTCGCCTGGTTGATGGGCTACCCGACAGAGTACCTCAACTCCGTGCCTTGGGAAACTCGATCATCCCGCAAATCGCAGAGGAAATAGGATATGCAATCAGAGCGGCGGAAGCTGGAGAACAGAAGGTTGAATGTAACAACGGGCCTGAAAACAGAGAGTGGTAAGTACCATGTGTCATTTGGCGTGGAACCCGAAACAGGTATAATAGGAGAAGTATTCATACGGGGGTCCAAGAGCGGTAGCGACATGGACATCCTGTTGGACGATGCAACCGTGATACTATCCCTTGCGCTTCAGTACGGAGTTCCTTTGGATCAGTTGATACACAGTCTGCATACGGGTCGGGAAGAAGGGGGTACTTCGGTTCTGGCCCGTGCGATTGTTCTAATGGATAACGAGAGACGGAAAGATGAAGGTAGTAAAGAGAAGATCGCCGGGGGCAAAATTGCTGGAATCCCGGTTGTTCCGTCCACGGATAATGCGCCCGAAGAAGGGTAAAGGGTCTTATAAGAGGAAAAAGAATGAAGGTCATTAGTCTGGGTGCAGGGGTTCAATCAAGTGTTATGGCGCTGATGGCAGCGGAAGGCGAACTTACTCCAATGCCCGACTGTGCCATTTTCTCTGACACGCAATGGGCGACGGATATTATCTGGCCGAAAGAGGCTAACGCATGAACATCATCTCCCTAGGTGCTGGCGTCCAATCGTCAACAATGGCTTTAATGGCAGCGCATGGTGAGATCACACCCAGGCCTCACTGCGCTATATTTGCTGATACTGGGGCTGAACCCAAGGCAGTGTACGATTGGCTTGATTGGCTTGAGACAGTCGTTTCCAACCCTATAAGAGTCGAATATCCATTTAAAGTTACAAGAGTATCTTATGGAAACTTGAGAACGGATATAGGCAAACAAAGGCCAACTGGAAAATTTAAAAAAATGCCAATCCCCGCGTTTATAAAATTAAAAGATGATGGGAACTGGAGAAAAGGTGGACTGCTTAGAAGGCAATGCACAACTGATTATAAAATAAGACCTTTAGTTAGAGAGGTTCGCAAGATTCTAGGTATTTTCGGCAAAAGAACGCCCGAAGGGATACTTGCTACCCAGTGGATTGGTATTTCTACAGATGAAGCGGTGCGTATGAAGGAATCGCGTGAATCTTTTATCCAGCACCGTTGGCCGCTGATTGAGAAAGGAATGAACCGAAGGGATTGCATCCGTTGGATGCAGAAGCACTACAATGTCACTCCACCACGGTCAGCGTGTACCTTCTGTCCGTTCCATTCAAATGATGAGTGGAGAAACTTGCGCGATAATGATCGAGAGGCGTTTGATGATGCGGTAGTGGTAGATCGATTGATACGGACAATGTGGGCGGGACAGGATAAGGAAGCTGAATTTTATTTACACAAATCATACGAGCCGCTGGAAACGGCACAGTTAGACGGCGATCCTGATCAACTCGATATGTTCGGAAACGAGTGCGAAGGGATGTGCGGGGTATAAAATGATAGCGGAATCTTTAGTCTGTCTTGCTTTAAATGTGTATTACGAGGCAAGAAATCAGCCTCTAGGAGGGCAAATCGCGGTCACCCACGTAGTAATGAACAGGGTAGCTGATCCTCGCTACCCCGATACGCCGTGTAAAGTTATAAAACAAGGTATTCATTCAAAGGTAACTGGGCAGCCGCTGCGCTGGAAATGTCAATTTACGTGGTACTGCGATGGCCGCAAAGACCGGCCTCATGATCTTGACGCATATCGATGGGCGCAGTTAATTGCGCACTATGTAATATATGGTGACTCAGATGATTTAACGGATGGGGCGACCCATTACCATGCAGTTTCAGTTAACCCTAAGTGGGACATCAAGAAAACAAAAATTGGCCGCATTGGCGATCACATATTTTACAGGTGGGAGAAATGAAAATAGGAGTATTGGATGTAGATTCCAAGATCCCCAACTTGGCTTTGATGAAAGTAAGTCATTATCATAAGGAAAGAGGGGACTCTGTGGGATGGTATAGCCCCTTGTGGAAATCCACTTATGACAAGGTTTATGCATCCACGGTCTTTGAGTACTCAGACAAATCCATGCTTGATCCGAAAGAAATGATGATTGGGGGTACGGGTTGGGATTACAAAACAGAACTCCCATTGGAAATAGACAAAAGCTTTCCTGATTATAGCCTGTATGGCTATCCTCATAATATTGGATTTACCATGAGGGGGTGCAGATTTCGTTGCAAATTCTGTGTTGTGCCTCAGAAAGAAGGGAAACCGTATGAGGAAAACACAATTGATGAAATTTGGAGACAGCGGCGAAGCGATTTTGTGGTACTACTGGATAATGATTTCTTTGGGAACCCGTCATGGGATAAGAGGATTGACGAAATAATAAAACACAAATTGAAAGTATGCTTCAGCCAAGGGTTGAATATCCGTATCATCACTGAAGAACAGGCTACGGCACTGGCATCAGTAGAGTTCCGCAATCTGAAAGGAAAGTACAAGCAGGTCCATTTCGCATGGGACCAGTTCAGTAAAGGCACAGAAAAACTTATAGACCAAGGTTTAAATCGATGCTGGGATGCCGGAATAACCCCTCGACAGATGGCTTTCTTTGTATTGGTGGGGTTCAATACAACTCCAGAAGAGGACATGTATCGGGTACAGAAGTTAGCTTCATATGGATGCGATCCGTATGTGATGCCTTACAATAAGGAAGACCCTTACCAAAAGAAGTTCGCACGATGGGTAAATAGAAAAGAGATATTCAAGACCACCCCATGGGAATTTTACAAGCGTAGTCGGCATAATCGTAAACCCAAAAATCACGCAGATTTATTCGATGGTTAAAAACAAAAGCACATATCGTTCTAAAACCACAAAATCAAGGGGGAATAAATTGCGCCCTTTTAATTTGCGCAAGAAGGAAGGACCAAAGTCCGGTTGGCGTGGCATGAGAAAACGAAAGAGAGGACAAGGATGATTAAAACATGCAGATGGTGCGGAAAAACAGTAGACCCTGAAGATTGTATGGCGGAGGCTATTATAGGAGGGGAGGAAATCGTGTGGATATGTCAGTGCGGTGAAATCGTTGATGACAAAGAAGAACCTCTGAGAGCATCAAGCTCGTAACCCATGCAATCCAAAAGCTGCTCTACTTTGTAGATGGAAGGTTCCTGTATCTTCCGCCGCTCGTAATTCTCTATGGTACTGGTGCCAACACCAGACAACGCAGAAAGTTCAGGTCTGGTGAGACCTGATTCTTTGCGTATCGACAGTAGAATCGTAGCCCAATGATCTGGTTTCTCTTCCCGGTTTCTCAACTATACCCCCACCTACACTGATGGTACTATACGAGGTTTCTCCTGAAAAAAACAAATACAATATTTTTCCTCAGTTAAGCCTTTGGGAAATTTGAGGACTTAAAATGATTTCTCAATGGGTTTTTTTAACACGCCAGGGGTTCCTGTGAAATAAATACAGGACAGCCCCGCTGTGTTTTCCAGCATCGCCGCCCATATATTATCCGGTGTAAGATAAACCTTCAAAATATTATCTTTATCTATAAACCCAGTGAAAACTATCTGTTCTGGTTTAAAAATAGATTTTGATTTATCTGACGGGGCGCATTGAACGGCTGTAGTTGTAAGCATGGTCGCAAAAAGGATTAAATGGCCAGGTCGTTTTTCATGCTCAACAAGAACGGGGTTTGCTATTGTTGTGGTTTGACACGCAATAATGAGAAGCGTTAGTAAAATTAAACTAATGCTTCGTCTCGTCATCAAACCCGTCAAGAATGTCTTCATATTTAACCTGTGTGTCTCCAGCTATAATCCCAAGAGTAACACTCAGGAGTCTGGATATTAGGTAACAAACCAATGGCATCCCCATAGTTTCAGCGCCTTTTTCAAGAGCTACTCGAAAAAGAGCAACTGTTACTGATTCAGTCTCGAGGTCCCCTTTATTTTCATCTACGAAAACGTGGGCGCGGCGGTAAAATTCCTCAATATTACTCATCGTGGATGCGCCACCACTTCTCTTATGTTAGCATACAGGGACAAGATTTCCTTGTCACTAGGAGAACCTGCTGCAACCTCAACGAGGAATGATATCTGCTGTGCCGGTGAGCGGTGGTTCTTCTCTGACATAGCCCATAACTTTTCCCATACAGGTATAGGGACAGCTACGCTTTTATATTTTTTAGTATCAGGCATCTAATAACTCCTTTTGAGTTGGTTTAATGGTCCATTGAACTGGACATTGAGCGTGGTCTATTTGTCTTGCCATATGTTCTGCTGTTACATTATTTTCTGCATGGTGAAGAGTTACGTTAGTACTATCGGCAGAAGAAAATGGCCATTGTTTTCCTCCCAGAGAAAGTCCTCTCATCATATGCACCCAGGGCAGTGGACCGTGGTTAATTAACGTATTGAAAGCTTTATCTACTCTACGTTCCCATTCGGGAGTACCAATCTTCCAGTATTTTCCACTTGAACCAAAGGCAAGTTTTCCAAAGCCTAGATCCTGTAAGCAGAGAAGATGGTCCATTGATTCAGATAAATGCCACACGACTGCTGCGCAATCTTTCCGTAGGGGCCACTCCTTGGCAAGGATAAGGTTAGCCTCTTCATCTCCATCTATGACATCCGGGGCCACTGCCCAGTGGGGGTGACCCAAGCGCGGTTCCACCCAAGCATAGAAATTCTCCCATTGGGCAGGGACTCCTCTGGTAAACAAGCTGAAGGCGCCATTGTCCCACATAACGCTCTGACCTATGCGTAAGCACACATCAGCATCACGGGGGTCGCCAAAAGAAACGCAAAAGTGTTTCCCTGCCATCCCCCATAGTTCTGATCGTGGGGTTAGAGGTGTACCGTGGTAATGGATCATCGTCTTTTAAGCATCCACCAAACAATCAGAGCACCCGCCATTTTGGCAATGGTCATTAAGATTGTATTAAGAATTGAAAAGTGACCGATCATGGCGAGGAAAACGCCGCTATCCAGCGGTGTTGAAACAATGCTCGAGATCAGGATGCGTTCAGCAAAAGGCTTCTTGGTCCATGTATAGATACCCCAGTCCGCTGATTCCGAAATCAGGAAAGCAGTAATCGAAGCCAAGGCAACGAAGGGATCTGCCATGAACCATGAAAGAATCCCAGCAACGAGCATGGCCCCTATAACTTTATGACCAATCTCACGTTGTGCAAAGTCACGGGCGACAAAGACAAGGCCAACTGCTAAAGAAAGTGGAGGAAACATTTCCCCAAAAACAGGGACCAGTGGAACGACACTGAAGCCAATGTTGATGGCAACAACTAATAGAACGTATGTGAAGGTCCACGGTTTAATGTAAGGATGTAAGTCTGTGCCATAAAATTGGTTTTTTTTTCCGGTCATTTCGGCTCCTCTGTGTTTGCGATAGAACTTTTTTCATATGATCTGGACAGAAAGTATAAGAAGATCCTTTTTCCACTGGTTCATGGCAAAAGCGTCTTTCTTCATCCAGCCATTTACAATATTTGAATACCCCCAGTTTATGCCAATCCCCAAATTTGGACGCTACGGTTGGGGGACTTTTTTTTGAGGAGTACTGAGTTCGACACAATCCCAATCGATGTAGCTTACCAGCGACAGCGGAACGATTGATCCCAAGTTCATGAGAAATTTCAAGAAAAGTTAACCCTTCCTCAAAAAGTTCTCTAAGCCTCATGGTTCTATCAAAGCTCCATCGGCTGGTATACTGGTTCATAATACCACCGCGAAAATCAGATAGAGAAAGCCGACTATAATAATTATACCTAACAGAAGTTGGAGAAGGGAACGTATCATCAATATCTCCTATTTTTTAGGGAAAGGTATAACCTCTCCGGGGGGACGAGGAAGAGGTTCAAAATCCTCCCAAGGGGGCAGATGCATATTGGGATGTGGACCCGGACCATTCCACTCAGCATCCCACCACTCATCGTGTATCAACCTTGAATCCGGATGAGTGATATCTTTTAATAAGTCATAACAATTTTGTAACGTTTTATATGGAAGAAAAACAGCTTCCCCCTCATCATTGGGGTTATCTTTATACCTTTCCATTATCTCTTCTGTAAGATTCCTTGCATCATAATAACCCCTTACCCAGCAATGAACCTTACGAGGCGGCGGTGTGTTCAATCCTTTCATGCCTACGCAAACCGAAATATAGACACGATCAAGTTTATCAGGGTTCCTATGCCAAGGGCGTATTATTAATCTATGGTTGGCGGAACGAACAGCACGTACTTCCCAATGATGAATGTCAGGTATTTTTTTAAATTCTTCTACAGAAACTGCACCACTGTTTACACGGCCAGGAAAATAAACATTAAATGCTTTGGAAACAGCCATCTCTCCCAAAGACCCCATCCTATCCTTAAAATTCTGTGCTTCAGGATCATACTTTTGGGTATTGTTTTCAGAGGTTGGGGCGAAACCTTGGCGCCTGGATTCAAATGTACGAGCGCGACCAATCACATCCGCTCTCTGTATTTCCCATTCATCTAAAGTTGCGAAGATAGGATATTGTAATTCTACTTTTGTAACAGACATATTATTCTCCAACTGATCGTTTTGCGTGGGATAAGCATCTCCATTCAGAGTGACCGCCTGACAACGGCAGAACTCCTTCAGGAAGTCTCATTTTTTTTCTATATTCCTCAATTTTATCAGGGTCGTTATTCGAGCAATATTTGTAAGGGGGTACAACCGAATCACTGTATTTAGTGACTGAATAAATATGGGAAGGTGGGCTATCCACTTTCGTTGACATATCCACCCCGTGTTCATCTTCAGCATAGACCCAATTACCCTTGGCTTGGGTCACAGGAACCTTTGAAATAAGGTATTGTCCGTTAGTAGAATGCGCCCAAGGTCCAAATATTATGTTGTTAGATACGCGATGCCATTTTGTCATCTTAACCACTCCTTAAATTCTTCGCCCATTACCTGACTGGCGATGTTGAGTTTGGCACGGAGAGACTTGACTATCTTTTCGTCAATAGTCCCTTCCGCAATTAAATCCACATAAGTAACAGTGTTCCGTTGGCCTATGCGGTGCGCCCGGTCTTCGCTCTGCATCCGCACAGCGAGATCGAAACTGTTTGAAAAGTAAATCACGTTCTGGGCAGCGGTCAGTGTTAACCCGTACCCTCCCGTCTGAGGGTTGCCCACAAAGAAGAGAGCGTCTCCGTTTTGAAATCTATTAACGGCTTCAACACGATCATCATCGGAAGTGTCACCAAAGTAATCAACCGCTTTTCCATCGCCGTATTTTTCAAGCAACGCTTTTGTAATGCGTTTCACGTCATAACGGAACCGCGCCCAGATGATGGTCTTACCTTCCATCTCATCAAGACAGGAGAGGAGTTCATCCAGCCGATTGTCTTTTATTTCCACCAGTTCGCCATAATCGGTTTTGGTATGGCCTGACAGAACTTGTTGCATTCTCAACAATTGGGTCATGACATTAGGAGCCGTCATAAATTCCCCATTATCCAGATTGGCTAATGCAAACTCCTTTAGTTCATTATAAATTCTGGATTGATCTGGGGTAAGTGGAATACTTCTTTGAACATAAACTTTCTCAGGCAAATCCAGGCATTCATCTTTTGTTATGCGGGAGGAGAACTTTTTCAGAAGTTCTGATAATCTCTCGAGATCTCGATAACCTACAACACGATTAAAAGTATGGGTGCCTACGCTACTTTTTTTCATGATGGCGTAGCGATACTGGAACTGGAAAAAGTTGTCCCCGCAATCCCCCAATAATGTCTTGTCCATAAACCTGCACTGCGCCCACAAATCCAGAGGTGATTGCGTCACAGGAAACCCTGTGAGGATGCGCCGATATTTGGCGAGTGACCCCAGCTTTATAAGCGTCTTGGTTCGCTTGGCCTTTGGACTCTTGATAGTAGTTGATTCGTCTACTGCTAAAAGGGAGGTGGAGCGTTGAAGAAGAGCCTCCAAATATTTTTTCCCTTTAGAAGTAGACAAGGCTTCGACGTTCATAAGAAAGATTTTGAGACCCCCTGAAGATTCCAGAAAATTTATAAGAGTTTCTTTGTTGGCTTTGGTATTGGCGGGGTTCCAGACAACGGTATTGGCATCAATTCTGTCAGGGAGATGCGCCGGAATTTCAAGGTTCGCCCAATTGCGGTAAACACCTTTTGGAGCAATTACAATAAGCGTGTTGATCTCTTTCTTTTCAAAAAGCATGGCGGCATTATCTATGCAAACCTTGGATTTTCCGGTTCCCATTTCCATGAGCCATGCCCAATTGGTCTGACTCCAAGATGTAGCCAGGACAGTAGCCTGGTGCTCGTAGGGGGGTGTCTTGAATGTGTAATCCATGAATGATGGGAGTATAGTACCATGATTTTATATTTGCAATACCGAAATAAGCTGCTATATTATTCAATACTTCAACTATGGGTTAAGTAGCGCACTTTTGAGTTAGGACCCTTAAACTGCGCGGTAAAGAGACCCTAGATGTTTTTTCTGGAATCTTCTTCATCTGGGGTCCCTTTACTAACCCGAAGTTTGGCAGGGAGTTTATAACTGGATGCTGTATCAGCAGTTATCAAGAACTACGAAGACCTTGCGTTCTCCTATGGTCATTTGATTGGGTTAAGTGCGGTAAGAGGCGCAAAATAAAGGGACCCTGGATGTTTTCTAGTCCTTTTCATCTGGGGTCCCTTTACTAACCCGAAGTTTAGGGAAGAAAATTTTATTAACTGGATTGCTGCTTTAGACAGCATCCAGATAGAAAGGAGAACTTAATGACTGTGTACGTTACACAGGAAAATCCCAAGGTCGATATCGTATCGGCAAATCAATGGGGTGATCTTGTTCCTCTCGCCTCTCCTTTCGATCAGATTCATATGAACCCCGGACGAGTTGTTTCGCTTCTCAGGCGAAAGCTCAAGGGGTTTTGTGATGATGATTGGTTATTGGCGATGGGAGACCCAGTCATAATCGGTATCGCATTCGCGGTGGCCGCAAATGCTAACCAAGGACGAGTTAACGTACTCAAGTGGGATAAGATGGAGAAGACTTATTATCCTGTGCGGGTAAGTGTCCGTGGCGGCATTGAAGAACTTTAAACCTGACGAGGAGATACGTTAATATGAACGAAGATGTTTTAGAGAGCATTAAAGCTGATGCAAGTGCTTTTGAAGGTCTTACTACTGAAGCCGGTGGAGAACTATCTGATCTTATTAGACAAGCGTTGTCTACGGAGAAAGCTTTTACCCAAGCAGAAGAAGCAGCAAAGACTTTAAAAAAGCAAGTGGATCGTTATCTGTTCGAACTAATCCCTGCAAAGATGCAGGAAGTTGGAATGGACAAGGTAGAAGTCGATGGGCATTCTGTTAGCCTTTCAACTTTTGTTTTTGGCACGTTGCCTAAAGACCCTTTACAGAGAGATGTAGCTTTTTCTCATTTGCGTGATATCGGCGCCTCTGATTTTATAAAGAATGAAATTAGCGTTTCATTTGGTGTCACTGAAGACAATCGCGCTAAGTCAATGCAACAGGATCTTGAAGAAAAGGGTTTTGATACGAGTGCCAAGACTTGGGTGGAACCCATGACGCTGAAGAAGCTTATTCGGGAGCGTGTGGAGAACCGTCAGGAAATTGATCTTGAGATTTTTAATGCGCACATTGGACAAAAAGCCAAGATAAAAGGAGCATGAACGATGGCTAAGAAAACGAATGGCGGATTATCCGCTGAACTAGAGAACGCCTTTGCCGAAGATTCCGGTAAGGGTTTTGAAGAAGTATCCACCTCAGATATGCAGGTTCCTTTTCTGAGGATAATTCAGTCCCTTTCCCCCCAAATTAACAAAAATGAACCGGACTTTATTGAGGGCGCCTCAGTGGGCGATGTCTTCAATACTGTGACCCAGAGATTTTGGGATGGTGAGGAAGGGGTGAGTGTTATTCCGGTCTACTTTCAAATGAAGTTTCTGGAATTTGTTCCCAGAGTGGACGGTGGTGGGTTTGTGGGGGAACTCGCAATCGAATCTAATGAAGTAAAACAGGCTGTGAGAGATCAATCCACCGGACTTGAAATTCTGGACAGTGGTAACGAGCTTGTCCGCACCGCTCAACACTACATCAAGATTATTCATGATGACGGCACCTTGGAAAGTGCCATTGTGGACATGAAAAAGACCCAAGTGAAGAAGTCCCGGATGTGGCTTTCGATGATGATGATGCAAAAGCTGAATGGAAAAACACTTCCGTCTTATGCCAACACGTACCGTCTTAAAACAGTCCCGGACGGCAACGATAAAGGGAAGTGGAATTCCTGGTCAATTTCCCTTGAGGGAGTGGTGCCAAGCATGGAAGCTTATACTGAGGCGAAGGAATGGAACCCTGCTGCATTGAACATCCTTCTCCCACCCGAAGAGTTAGTCCCTATTACGGATCAGTCGGCTGAAGACGTTCCATTTTAATTAAGGGAAGCCCCCGTTGAAAGGCGGGGGCAGTCTTCTATGAATCCGACTGAACGATTTATATCCCTTTTTAAAGGGTATAATGGAGCACATGGCCAAACCACGGTTATTGATAATCACCGTGAGGGTAAGAAAAAAGCCAAGAGCTTCATTGTCCGTGAACCGTTGACACTTGATCTGGTCCAAGATCATCTGGACGGTAAACTGGGAGTTGGCAGCATCCCCATCGATGAAACCAATTGCTGTTGGTTTGGGGCATTGGACATTGACGATTACAATCTCGACCTTGTCTCTTTATATAAGAAGGTAGAAAATTTAAAGCTTCCTTTGGTTCTTTGCAGATCCAAATCGGGGGGCGCCCACTTATTCCTGTTCATGTCTGAGAGCGTTGCGGCATCTGAAATCCGTGACAAACTTGCAGAGTTCGCATCAGCGTTAGGCTGGGGGACTTGTGAGATTTTTCCTAAACAGGAAGAAGTAATAGTAGAACGTGGGGATGTCGGAAATTTTATAAATCTCCCTTATTTTAATTCAAAGCATACGACACGGTACGGTCTTGATAAGAAGGGGGAAAGTCTTTCCCTTGAAGAGTTCCTTGATCGCGCAGAAAGTATGCGGCTTGATTTCAAAACATTGAAAGAATGCGTCATCGGAGTAGATGCTTCCGTCCTTCCGCACGGCCCCCCATGTCTTCAGCAAATAGCAGAGTTCGGGATACCAGAAGGGGGAAGGAATAATACCTTACTAAATGTAGGGGTCTATTTCAAAATGGTTGATCCGTCCAAGTGGAAACAGTTGTTGGAGAAAGCCAATCAGGACTATTGCAGTCCTCCTTTACCAGCTTCGGAAATAGTAACCATCCAAAAGCAGTTGGAGAAGAAAGATTATATCTACTCATGTAAGCAGGAACCTTTGCACAGTCATTGTAACCGTGCCTTATGCAGAACACGCAAGTATGGCATTAGCACCAGCCAAGGGGCGGCTACTCTTGGCGGATTAACCGTGGTGGAATCTGAACCTCCTGTCTGGTTTGTGGATGTGGACGGTTCTCGTCTGGAACTTGCAACCAAACAATTGCAGATGCAGGTGGAATTTCAGAGGGCGTGTATGGAACAGATGTACAAGATGCCTCCTAAAATGAAAGAGCCTGACTGGCGTGACCTGATAGACAAGCTACTGGAAACGGCTACACGTATTTCGGTGCCGGAAGAACTCACTCACAAGGGACAGTTCAACGAACTCCTTGAGATGTACTGTACTTCGAGGATCAAGGCACAAAGCCCGGAAGAACTTCTCACAGGCAAACCCTGGACTGATGAAGGCGTAACCTACTTCAAGCTTAGTGGTCTCCAGGAATTTCTGAAGCGCCACAACTTTGGTGCCTATACCCGTGGTCAGGTAACGGAAAGACTAAAGGAACTTAACAACGGTGATATGTCCAATAAGAGATATCGTTTTAAAGATAACAAGGATAAGTGGAAAGAAGTTCGGGTATGGTACGTCCCGGAAATGGACAAGGGGGAAGTGGATCTACCACCAGTGACCTTTGAGGAAGAGGAAGTCCCGTTTTGACAGACCCCATAACTTATCTGGGGCCACCGGGAACCGGCAAAACCCAAAACCTTTCCAACCTCATACGCAACTGCCTGGAGGACAACATCCCTCCTGAAAGAATTGCCTGTGTCTCCTTCACACGTAAGGCAGCACAAGAAAGCCGTGAACGAGTATGCAAGGACTGGGGTCTTGAAGAAGACAGTCTTCCTCATTTCCAGACGCTTCACGCCATGGCTTTTCGCAGTGGAGGATATAAGGTTGACAATGTTATGCGTGGCTCAGATTTAAAAACCTTGGGGAAGTCAGTAGGGCTTCTTTTTACGGAATCAAAGAAAAATGGTCTTGAAAGTGATTTTGATATCCTTGGGTTTTCCCAAGGGGATGTATATTTAAACATATATCAGCTCTCCCGTAGCCTTCGTATTTCGCTGGAAGAAAGTTACCGGCAGTCGGAAAACTATGACTTGTACTGGTCTGAATTAAACCGTCTGATAGATGCGTATCTAAATTACAAGAAGGTACGCCGGAAAATCGATTTCACTGATATGATTGAAAATTTTGTAGCAAGGGGAGAGGCACTTGATATAGATGCCTTGTTTGTGGATGAGGCGCAGGATTTATCTACCCTTCAGTGGGAGATGATTGATGTACTCCGTCTCACTCCTGAAGTTCAGGTTTTTACTGGCGATGATGACCAAGCCATTATGAATTTCCAGGGTGCAGACGTTAACGCTTTCTTAACGGCTACAGACAAGAAGCATGTTTTGACTCAGTCTTATAGACTCCCTCGTAGAGTGTGGGAGGAAGCACAGCGTATTGTGTCCCGTATTGAGGGAAGAGCACCCAAACAGTGGTCTCCTCGAGACGAAGAGGGTTCGGTTCATTATTACCAGAACTTTTGGGATGTTCCTTTTGATGAGGGAGAATGGTGCATTCTTGCGAGGACAAATTATATTGCTACAAAATACGCCAACAAACTAAGAGAAGAAGGGTGGGTCTACAGTCGTCATGGCCGTCCCAGCATTGATTCCAGAATATATGACGCCATCATTTCCTGGGAGAAACTGGCAAAAGGAGATCAGATTTCAATTGCTGAACTCAGAAGTGTGTACATGCAGATGACTTCCGGGGAGGATTATGTGAAAGGATTTGGTCCTCGTTGTCGTACCTTCCTTGATTCAAATCAGGAAGAACTTATTGATATTAATATGGCGGCTGATCGTTTTGGTTTAAGGTGGAAACTAGGTATCCGGTGGCATGAAGCATTGACCAAGATTGATATTGATACCAAGAACTATATACTTAACGCTTTAAGACGGGGGGACAATGTCAAACATCCAAGAATTAAAGTCAGTACCATTCACTCCATGAAAGGGGGTGAATGTGATAATGTTCTGGTGATACCGGAACTATCCTACGCAGCTTATAAAACGTACCTCCAAAACCCTTCCATAGAGCATAGGGTTTTTTATGTGGCAGTTACGAGGGCTAAACAATCCCTCCATATCATGGAACCTAACAGCGAGTTGTATTACGAGTTATGAAAATACCATCAAAAAATCTGGAAAAAGCTCAAATTCTTGTTTCAGGAGAACGGGGCGCCCAACACGGAGATTATGTCGAACTACATGAAAGGATATCCATTCTGTGGTCCACATATCTTGAAACCATTGTTACCCCAGAACAGGTAGCTTTCTGTATGGTTCTTCTTAAAGTGGCCAGGCAGGAAGTAGGTGGCAAAAACGACGATGACCTTGCAGATGCAGCGGCTTATACTGGAATTTGGGGGGATCTCATTTCTCATTACGATGAGAATCGCGGATGAAAGAAGACCTCTTTGACGAGTCAGTCTGGACACCTCCAGAGACACTACCTGATTTATCCCAGGAAAAAATAATAGCAATAGACGTGGAAACCCGCGACCCTAACCTCATTACCAAAGGACCAGGGTGGTCAAGGGACGATGGTCAATTAATCGGGATCGCCGTAGCGTCCTCCCAGTGGAACGCCTACCTTCCCATTGCCCATGAGGGCGGCGATAACATGTCAAAGCGGACGGTATGCGGTTGGCTACAGGATCAATTAAACCACAAAATGTCTGTGGTTTTTCATAACGCCCAGTACGATGTGGGGTGGTTGTTAACGAAAGGTATTGAAATTAAAGGACAAATACTCGACACCATGATTGCCGCACCGCTGCTCGATGAGAATAGATTCAGTTATTCCTTGAACGCCCTTGGAGGGACCTATCTGGGAGAACGTAAGCAAGAGGAGGATCTTAAACGGGCAGCAGGTCAGCATGGTGTAGACGCAAAAAAAGATATGTGGAAACTTCCAGCGTCACGGGTAGCTTTGTACGCTGAAACGGACGCACGTCTCACATTACGGTTGTGGGACGTTTTAAGCCGAAAGCTTAAAAAGGAAAATTGTGATAAAATATTTGAACTGGAGCTTGATCTTCTGCCCATTATATTTGAGATGAGGAAAAAAGGTGTACGGGTCGATGTAGAAAAAGCCCAAACGACCAAAGAGTTTCTTCAAAAGAAGGAGGATGCTCTTTTGAAGAAGATACATGACGAAACCAAAATTCACCTTGAACCATGGAACGCTACATCATTGGCGTCTGTCTTTGATGCGCTTGGCCTGGAATATCAGCGAACTCCAAAAACGGACGCTCCCAGCTTCACCAAGCATTTTCTTAAAGGACATTCTCACCCTGTTGCCAAAACAATTCTGGAAATCAGGGAGTACAACAAGGCCAACACTACCTTTGTTGATACGATACTCAATCATCAGTACAAAGGCCGTATTCATTGTCAGTTTAACCAGTTGCGCTCAGATGACGGTGGAACTGTGTCCGGGCGATTTTCATCAAGCCATCCTAATTTGCAGCAAGTTCCCTCTAAACATCCTGAAATAAAGGAAATGATCCGTGGTCTGTTCCTCCCAGAGGAAGATTGTAAATGGGGAGGCTTCGATTATAACGCACAGGAACCCAGGTGGCTCATGCACTATGCTTCCAAGACCCCGGAGGTAAGGGATAACGAAAAGGTTTTAGAAATAGTAGATCAGTACAAGAAGGCTAATTTTGACTTCCACCAGATGATAGCCGACATAGCTGATGTGGATCGTGACAGTGCCAAGACGATAAACTTGGGGATCATGTATGGGATGGGCATTGGGAAATTGGCCAATGTCATGGGGAATATTTCTTTTGAAGAAGCCAAGGAACTAAGAAACGACTATGACGAGAAGGTTCCGTTTATAAGAGCGATGGCATCTTCGGTTATGGAAGTAGCTTCTCGACGAAATGAAATCCGTACATTGCTAGGACGCAAGTGCCGGTTCCCTATGAGGGAGCTACGAGGATATAACAAGGATTCAAGTTCTTTGATCCATGCGGATAAACTTGAGGAAAGATGGCGGGGCATACTTGCCATCCCGGAAGAAGAACGTGAGAAAGGCTGGAAAAGTTTTGAACCAGACCGTTATCAGGTAGCCTTTACCTACAAGGCTTTGAACCGTTTGATACAGGCGTCCTCTGCCGATCAGACCAAAATGGCCATGAAGGTGTGTGCGGACCATGGTTACCTGCCCATGCTGACGGTTCATGACGAGCTTTGCTTTTCGATAAAGAATGAAGATCAGGTGAAAAAGATTAAGGACTTGATGGAAAATTGTATTCCTGATCTTCAGATACCATCAAGGATTGACGTTGGAATTGGAACTAATTGGGGAAATGCAAAATGATACTGGGACTTTTTTTAATTTTAAACGTGACGTTGTTCTATGAGGACAATAAAGAATTTTTTGATACCGCCGCGCAAGAGTATAAAGAGGGTGCCAGATGGCATAAGGTTGGACCAAGACCGCCAGACCCTACTGCTAAAGCTCTTACCCTGACACCACCTAATGGTGAACCGTACATTATCTGGAAGCTGAAGAAAAAATAGTTTTACCTAATTTAAAATGGGGCGCCCCAATCTACCCCCGAAAATATTCCTACATTTGGGGAATACCCCCCTTCTCCAGTTGGAGGTCCACTTTCTCCACGACTTGGGGCAATGCCTTCAATTGTCATTGAGGGTCCAACGGTGGGGTCAATACCCAGAAGACCTTTAGAGCTTCCCCTCCCTAATGCTTTCGCTAATGTGAAAGCGCGAGGATCAGAAGCAGAAATAACCGGCCCAAATCGTTGCTTGGGATCAATGGGCGGCAGGATATCTTCTTTTTTGGTAAAGGCACCCCCTAATAAAGTTCTTCCTAAACTTCCTAAGAGATTGGGGTTTCTTATACCGCCCCCTAATAAAGTTGGTTTATCCAATTCTCTTTGACGACCAAAATTAAACAAGCTTAAAGCCAGTTGGGCAAGTTTAACGGGAGGAGGAGTTGTGATTAACCCTAATAAATCTGCTCCCGTCATAACGTTACTGGCTAGAGGAAGCACTTTTTTTGCATTTATGTCGTCCAAAACTCCTTTTGCAGCTTCCTCTCTAATTGATGTCTGGAGGGGAGGAGATTTTTCATCAAACGCGAACCCTGCACCAGCCCCCGTTGGAAGTTTATTAGGGTCAATTTGTTGATCAGATAATTCCTCGTTTTCAAGACCAGATGGCCACTCAAAAAGTGGAATTTTTCCTGTGTCAGTTGAAGCACCACCAATAGAAAGAATTCCTTTTCCTTCTCCTAATGAGACTCCTTTCCCCCAAATATCAGTTCCTGGTATTTGAAGAGTAGAAATTCCTATTTGTGGTGGCCTACGGTCATCTTTGGCAGGGGGTGAAGGTTTTCTTTGTGGAATAGTGGTTAGTTCTTGTAGAGGCACATTGAAAATAGAAGCATTTATCTCATTTGCTTTTTTATCTATGTCTGCCCCTGAAATGCCATATTTCATCATGGCTTGTCTTACCCCTGAAACAAAAGCATTCCTTGTCCCCTGATGTTCTTTAGTAGCAAAAGGCTCAAACACCTGTTGTACGATTTGGAAAGTTGTAGTTGGATCAAAGCCATGTGGATGATGTTGTCTCCACCCTGCCAATGTTCTAGTTTGAGCCGCTTTATCTTCAGCAAGATAATTCGTGAAGAGTTCTTTCCTAGAAATAGCCATCAGGCGGTCTCCCCTTGACAGCATTCACCATGGGTGACGCACTTGCAATCGGCGCACTGGTAGTGTCCGTGGACAAACACCTTGGGTTTGTCGCAACCGCACTTAGGACAAATCTTCCCAATTTCGTCCGTCAAATCTTCTGGCGCTATTTCTGTTTCCACTTCCGACATAACTACAATGTATCCATCCGGAACGGGGTTGGCCTTCCTTGAAAAATTCCAGTATCAATTGATCGTAATCCAGATTGTCCATGACCCACCGGGCAACGTCCGTGTTGGGTATCTTCGGGATTTCAAAATCTACTGCTTCTCCTTTTACATGTTGCGACTTGTCAGATGAGCCTATGGCTTTATTCAGTTCCAAACATCGGAAGCCGCTCGAGGGGCTGAATGGGATTCCGTAGTGCTCTCTAACAGGTTCAAGTATATTCTCACATAACTCTTTCAGAGAGACCGTTTCACGATCCCCCGGTTTGTTGTAGATCCCCAGCCGTTCAGCGGTCTGGGACTTCGTCATTTCGTCAAAGCTGAAGTGCTTCGACAGCATCATTATGCATAGCCTCTCAACATTTTCTGTTGTTCAATTTCTCTTAAAACTTCCGCTCCTCTAGGAGGAATTTGGGGAGGAGGTTGTAACTGGCTTACTTGTTGAGAAACCTGATCAACTACAGGCTGTATTGCTTGTTGGCCTTGTTGTACTACAGGCGCTGCTTCTTGTTTCGCAGGTTCAATGATTTCTTCTGAAAGAATATCACCTCCTACCCCACTTGCGTAATAACCCATATCTACAAGTATGGTTCTGAGTGATCTGACAGCCGATTCCCGTGCCTTTTCCGCAGCAATATTTCTTTTACCAAGTTCAGCCCCACCCCTCATTGCTCTCTCCGCTTCATATGCTCTCAAACGAGGAGAAGACAGATATTTAAGGATGGGTTTGGATCGTAAAGCACGTGACAAAGCTATTATAGTAGCCGCACCAGACAAGGTAGCTATAGGATTAAGGATTAAGGCTGTTGAAAACCCAGCCGCGTAACCAGCCGCTGCAAGTCCTGTTTTCCCCTTTAATACGGAATCTGAAACTGCTTCTCCCGCTTTCGCTATCTTGTTTAAATCCACAACCGCTTCTTTGCCCAGTATTTTTTCTAAAGCACCTGCCTGGTTTAAATCCTTTATACTTTTCAGCCATGCTTGTCCAAAGGCCCCACTCTGCACAACATCAGAAGTTACTTTCCCGGTTGGGAAACCAGAAGATACAATTCTCTCCAAGACGAGATCCTTGAATCCCCCCGGAGAATCCAGCATTTCATCTCCTACCCGTGCTCTTAATGTATCGTAGTTTTTAGGGTTCTTCAAAACGTGGGTTACTAACTTATCCGCATCCAACGGACCCCCTCTAATAGCTCTCAAAAAAGCATCTTGTCCTTCTACCTCAGATTGTCTAATGACGTTTTTAAATGTATCCACTATTGTCCTTGCATCCTGGTTGGCTATATCCCCCGTGAACTCATTCAACTTTGCCGCACTATTTCGATCAAGGAGTTTAAGATCGTTCATAATTTGGCGGTATTGACCAGCTTCCTTGCCGAATAATTCGTTTTGTACTTTTGTTCCAAGAGAATCAAATGACTGCGCTAATGCCTTATAATTAGTTCCGTCATCCATGGGGTTAACTTTAATGACACTATCAAGCCAGTTCTTGGCCATAAGATTTCTATACCCTTCCCTGAACTGACCAGGTCTACCGGCGGCATTAGCCATCTCATCATACAGGGTTAGAGTTTCAGCAAAATCATTCTGGAGACGTAATCGAGTGGGGTCATCAGGTGCCATCCTTGCAAAGACTTCCGGCACTGTGAGTAAATTCTTTTCGGATTTGATCCCAGCTTTTTCTAGTGCCTTAGATCCTAACCCCGCATCGTCCAGTGCCTGGTTAACACCTGTTATATCCCCAGTACGAATTCGTTCACTTAGTCCGGCAAAAAACCCAGGGTTAGCCCTTCCAACCTCAATTATTTTATTGACATCTTTTCCACTAGGCGTAATAGCATCCAGTACGAATTTCAGAAGTTGGGGTTGGTTTGGTTGTACTACCTGTCCGACAATGGCGGTAAAATCCACCATGTTCTTGTCTTTTATAAGCTGATTGAGTTGTTGAATCATACCGGAATTAATTATTTCAGCGCCTTCTTGGTAATGTTTGTTAGCGGCTGAAAGTAAATCCAGACCTTCTCTGAAGTTAGACACTTCAGAAGGACTTCTGGCTGCTAAAGGAGGAACCTTTCCTCCTGGAAAAATATGAACACCCTCTTCCATTTCATAAGGTACAGGTCGTGCAGGAGCTTCTGCCGTTGCTTCTTTTGCAAATCGGCCACCAAGACCCCTTTCAAGTTCTTCAGCCAGATCTACTTCTTTCTTTTTTACAGCGGTATCTAAAGTATCCAGTAGCTTTTTTATGTTTGCTCCCGCCGTAGTTCCCAGTAAGTCAGGGTGGGCCTCAGTAGCACGAAGTGCTGATCGTAAAGCTGGAATATCTGATATGGATAAATCTGGCGTCTTTAAAATATGCTGGAATATGGCTCCGTTTAATTGTTCCCCTCCTCTTAATGGGTCTCCTTGTAAGACTTTTAATTGATCCTGTAAGGGACGTAAATTTACTGTTTCCCCTGTTAACAAGTCATCGGCATTACGGTAAAGCGTGTTCGACCGGGCAGTGAATAGTTTGGTTGCAAGTTCCATCCCCCGTTGAAACTCACTGGCAAGACCTTCAGACCCGGCAGTTGATCTTTCTAACACCTTGTTGATGGTATCGAACTCTTTTTCCAGAACATCCTTTAATTCTTTGTTAGCCTGTTTAATGGCCTGATCAGGATCGGCCATACTTTGAGCTAGTTTCGCTGCCATGCTATCAGCGGTATCTGCAATTAATTTTTTGGCTTCGTCGGTAGATATATCACCAAGTTGGTGCTTTTTAAGAACATCATTAACATACGCAACATTGCGTGAGACGGCTGCTTCGTTAGGGAAAATTGATTCCCAGATTGCCTGTGTTCTTCCCAGTATACTTTTCCCCGTGACCGTGATTGCCGGTAAGTTGGCGCCTTCGTCGATCATCTGTCTGAACATGGCGGCTGTTTCTTCCCGTGAAGCTTTGGTTGCGAGTCTGTTAGCCTTCCCCTCAGACATACCTTGGGCTATGTAATTTTCCTTGAGTTCTGCCACTCGAACAGGATCAGCGGGTGGGCCTTTTCCTCTTAAAGATCGTTTTATAAGCCACCCTGCACCACGGCCAAGACCTTCACCACCACCTTCTATTAAAGCCTGAAGCGCAACATCTTTTAATATATCGCCTGTGTCCTGTCGTTGTAGTCCTTCAAAGATATCCTCAAAAATAAATTCATCTACTGCTTTACCAGCGGCCCCTGCTAAAGCCACAAGCCCAATACCGGCAGGAGCACCCAATCCGGTAGCCGCGACACTGGCGCCTAATGCGGCCACCAAAGGAACTGTCTCTCTTCCCAGAAAACCAGATACATCCTGCCAACTAAGACCGGGTTCATTAAAACGAATTGTCCCTGATTGAGGAAGACCGTATTTCTCTTTTATGTCTTCGGTTATGGTATCGAGGTTAAGTACAAAATCATCTGCGCCTACCTTGGTGACACCTTCTTCTCCGAAGACTGAAACAAGACGAGCCTGACGTTCTTCATCAGTATCTCCACGACCAACAAAGTACTGGAGACCTAAGTCCTTAACCTCTCCCTCATGAGTTGTTTTAACTTCTTCTATTTCTTCTTGATCAACACCCTTGGAACCACGTGCTGCAATTTCTTCAAAAGACAATGTAGAGTAATCAACTTCACCTTCTTCAAATAATTCAGGATTCTTCTGGCGCAGAACCGTGACCGACTGCTTAATCTGATCTTCACTAGCGTCTTCAAAATCTATGACATCACCAGAAGGGAACTCTATTTGGGTCATCCAAAAATACCTTTTTTATTAAAAGAACCAAATTCACTTAACTTCCGTACTTTTCCTTTTGACCCAATGCCTTTTTTTGTCCCTAGTATATGTCTCCCAGTACCTCTTAAAACATCCGCATACGTTTTCGCTCCTCCAGGAACGGTTAAAGTCCCTACCGTTTCTACTATTCGATTCATTTCAGCCGCACCTAATCTTTCGTCATTGTCCAATGTCGTCCATAACTGTTTAATTTTTTGTTTTAAAACATCAGGATCTTTAAAAGTTGGGTCCCATAAATAATCTGCAAAAACACCAGCAATGTCATCAGCGCGAGTTCTATCGGGGGTCGAAATAGTTCTATTAGATTCTCCTAATATAGCTGTAATTTTTTTCGCAATAACTTGAGAAACTCTACTAATATATTTCTCACGTGCTTCACCTTTTTTTGAAAATTGATCATCTTTCATATTAAAAGCATTTTTAAGACGATTCCAGCTAGTGGCCATAACGCCCTGTGCGCCAGTAATAGATATGTTCGGATCCCATAAACTTTCTATTGCGGGTCCTAATAGATTCTTACTTTGCACAGAATCCAGAACCTTTTGAGCATTTTGCGTATATTCTTTTCCAACGCTTACCCACTTACTGGTTATTTCGCCTTTACCTATAAGTTTTGCTTGAGCATCAATTAAAGCTTTAGTAGCTTTAACCCCATCTATGTAATTCTTATATGGGTCTTTTGTTGCTAAGTATCCTTTAGGAACGTTACCAGAACGAAGATCAGCTTTGGTAATAGTCTTTTGATCTCCGGTTTCAGGGTTCATTATATAAACTAAGTCCTTTTCTTTCCTTTCAAAATCCAGCATTCTAGTTCTATCGGCATTAGTTCTCTCTAATGCATACTTAGCAGCGGATAATCCTGTTTGTTGATCGTAGGCACGTCTTGCTTTCTTGTCGGCTATAAACTCTTTAGATATTCCTTTTAAGCCTTCCGCGATATTTTTTATTGCGTTAGGGCTTTGACCCGCCATAACCTTTAGACCAGCTTCCATGATGGTGAAGCCTTTTTCTTCTTCGCTCATGCCTTCGTATTTCGGGAGAGCTTCCTTGAACTCTTGTATATACTGGTCTTTGGTTTTTGCGGGAGCGCCAGGAGGATTTTGCTTTGCGAAAGTTTCCTCAACTACGGCGGCGGCGGGTGGGAGTTGGTCCCCAGCAACAATATCAGCTTTTTGCTCACCCGCTGCTGCTTCTACATGCGCCACTACTGTCCCAGCATCAGCACCACCAGCGGGTCCTGTACCGTCTTCTGTAGTAACTTTTTCTGTTTCTGTGGTAGTAATAACCTCATCAGGTTTTTTCTTTACTTGTACTTCTGGTGCTTGTGCGGCTTCTTCTTCAGCTAACTTACGTGCCTCTTCAATGTCACCTTCAATGACTCCCGGAAGTGAACTTAACGGACCAGTACTAAAACCCGGATCATCAGGAGGAGGATCATACTCAGACGCTTGTACAGTTTCAGTAACAGTCTCAGCATCTTGCGCTTGAGCATCGGCTATTTTCTGTTCATCAATTCTTATTTGACGACCTAACAGGTCTTTAGAGCCAACCATTCCTTCAGGGGCATCAGGAAGACTTGCATGGAATTTTTTAACTTCGTCCATTGTCATATCGGCTGGGTTGACCCCGGTTTGCATATATATATCTAGAGCGGAAACAGCATCAGGGTCTCCTTCTTCAGGAACTGGAGCTAACATATCTGCCCTTAAATCCTCTTCCGTAAAGAACTCTGGCTTCATGTCATGTCTTCCTGGCTGATTATAACTTCTTTGGGTTTGTAATTGTTGAGTTATAGGCACTTCTGAAGCCGCTACTTCCCAAGCTGAAGGTGGCGCTTTCGTTTCCTCGACTATCTCCGAAACACGGGGTCGTATGGCAGTTTTTCGGGGTTCTCCTAAATCAAATATTCGTCCTATACCTCCAAACTTGTCGTCTGGAACAGGGGCTTCGGCAGGGGCTTGGAAATCTTCAAGGAACGGTTCCCTACCGCTTATGAGACCATATCTCACGGCAAGTGCTCTGATTTGTTCTGGACTTAAACCTATCGTCTCAAGACCCGGAACCACACTTTCGAGAGTTCTAGAAAGAGCATCTTTAAGGCTGATTGTGTCTGATCTGATAAAGGGTAAATCTGGATGCGACCATTTAGGAGACATGGGGCGACTTGGGTATTTATGAAATCCACCATGCCGGAATCTTGCAACCCCTCCATTGGCCATGGACATACCAACATTCCCATTGGGAGATTGCTGAGTGTTGACTGTCTCAATCAACGGGGCAGATGAACTAAGTATACCAGCCGCCATCGGGGTCTGGGTCACAGGGGGAAGCATCCCCCCATTCGCAAACATGGGGCGCCGTGCAAGAACTGATCTGATGGTACGGTTTCTCATCAAGAAGTCCTCGTTCCAAATAATGCCCCAAACGGATTGCCCAGTGCTTTGTTGGCACCCAGTCCTGCAATCCCGGCGCCAACCGCCTGTGAAAGCGGACTTGGAGACGGTGCTACAGTTGTGCCTAGGGTACTGGTCGCTGATCCAATGGACGGTTTGAAGATGTCACTGGTGAAGCCGATCCTCTGGAAGGGTTCAAAGGATTGCTGTAACTGAGTCTGACGTGCTGCATCGAGTTCTCGTTGCGCCTGTGTCTGTGCCAAGGCACCCAGTTGAGTCTGCAACTGCGCCTGTTGTCCAAGGAGGTTCTGTCCCTGACCAGCTAGATTGGCCTGTAGTGCGCCGAATTGTCCTATCCCTGCGCCAAGGCGTGTAGCTTCCTGACTTTGCGTCTGTCCTATCCCAGCCAAGAGTTGTGCCACTCCTTGTTGTCGGCGTTGCTGGTTCTCAAACGCCGTCTGGGAGGCGTTCTGTGCCTGGTTGAAGTTGCGTGACAGATCCTCAAATATGCGGCGACTCTGGATTTCACTGAGGTTCCGTTGAAGTTCCGATAACTGGAGGTCACCGCGACCTCCTCCTAAAGCTCCAGCACCGACTTGTTGCGCCCTGATCTGATTCGCTGCAATATCACCTTGCCGTGATAGCTCTTCAAGGGCCTGTTGGGTGACCATCTGTTGATAGGGGTCCATGAAAGGCTGAAGAGTTTCCGTGGTCGGTGTAAAGGCGCCCGTGGTTCCTGTTGCCTGTTCCGCTGCCTGAGAGAAAAGTTCAGGAACACCAGCCGCTCTTTCCTGAAGGGTTCCCAGACCTTGGCCAATGGTTTCCGCACCAGTGGTAAGGAAGGGCTGGAACTGTCCAATACCTTGTCCAGCGGCTATCCCCTGTTGCGTGAGAGGATCGAGTCCTGCAACCTGAATGGCTGGAATATCAACGGGAGCTTCTCCCCGTGCGAAAGCCTGTTCAAGAATACGCTTCTGGAAATCCTCGAGGAACGGTGCCTGTCGAATAACACTACTGGATGTTGTTGTCTCGGCCATTATGCTCTTCCTTCAAAACCGTGCATTATGTCATACATTCTGGCGGCACCTAGATCACGGTTCCCGTTACCGGCATTACGCACTGCCTTCGCTGTCATCACAAATTCCCCATCCGACAATAGCGCCGGTATGCTGTCAGATCTTCCCGTTCCGGGGCCTGAGATTTCTCCTCCTCCTGCCGCCATCAGGTTCGGAAGCTGTAGTCCTGTCGCCTGATTAGCAAGAGGAGCTATCCCTCCAAGTCTTGCTTGGGAAGCACCAGCCTGTCCAGGAGTAACTCCCGTTATAGAGGCCAATTGCTGACGGGTGTACTGAAGAGGACCATACCACTGATCTCTCAAGCTTTGTCCGGCGGCACTTGCCCTTTGTTCCGCTGTCATCGCTATGTACTGTTGGTAAGCTGATCTTTGGGGATCAGTAAGTTTGGCAAGTTCTTCCTCTGATGGTGGTTTATCATCAGCGAAAGCTGCAGTAAGAGCCGCTGGTGCTAACGCCGCTGCTGTCGGTCCAAGGAATTCAGGTGTTTGCATCTTTTCCCAGAAGCTTAAATCTGGTTTTTTCGCTGCTGCTTGGACCCATTTTCCGTTTGGAAGCTGGATGAATCGTTGCTTAGACCCAGGATCAATATATTCACCAAGTGTTCTCCCTATTCCTGATTGACCTGATGGACTCATAAAACGAGCACTTTGTTGCATAGCTTCTGCACTCATCTCTGGGGGTAAGTGTCCCATGCTTTTTCCATAGGCAGGAGCATCTGTAAAAGTTTGCTGATGCGCCCAACTTCTAGGAACCATGACATTTTGACCATCTGATAAAGTAACCATCTGTCCCTGTTGCCCTGAAGCTTGTTGAACTACTCCTCCTCCAGGAAGAGCGGCGGTTGCCGCACCTGGCATTTGAAACTTAGGATCATATTGTGGGAAAAAGTCTCCTTGGTAACCTTGTCCAAAAATACCTTGTTGCAGAGGATTAGCCATTCCCTCCGCGCCAAAAAGTCCACC